AGACTTAAGTTTGATAAGCTTCAGTTCTTAGCTAAAGCTGATAACCCTGATAAGTACGGCAATAACTCTAAGAAGCTAGATATTAATATTGACCTTGGGCAATTTAAACTGTTACCTCCTGAAGAAGCCCTTAAGAGTTTAGCCAATGATCCGTTTGCCATTGAAGCAGATTACAAAGAAATACCAAAAGAGGAAGAGGATTTATTATGATGGGGAGTCGGCAAGCGGTAAGCTCCTAGACTTTGACTCTAGTATTCGTAGGTTCGAATCCTACCTCCCCAACCATATAAAAGGAATGATGTGAACTTTAAAGATAAGATAGCTGAAGATAGATTTACCGATATGCACCCGTTAGCTCAGAAGATTGCTATGGAGATGGATGAGTTTGTATTTACTAACTTCGGGATTCATATAACAATAACTGCAACCGTATCTACTGCTAAGGAAGATAAACTTTTGCTACGCAAGTCGGATACACATAGAACACGCAGGGCGTGGGATGTTAGAGTAAATGACCTGCCTGAGAATGTTATAGCTAAGTTGTGTGCTGAGATTCGTAAGAAATATGGCAAATTCGGAGCAGTATCTGGAAATGCACCACAGCTAATCGTATATAAACCACATGGTACTGGTCCACATCTACATTGCCAGCTAAGTCGCAAATATGCATTAAAGGAATTAACTTATGGAAACTGAAAAGAAATCAAAAAAGAAAAAAGAACGGGCGTTAGATGGTGTAGCGGAAGAGATTCTACTACCTAAAGAAGAGAAACCTAAAGAAGAACCTAAGAAAGAAAAGGTTTTTATCGGCTATCATCCGATTACTGGTGAGGAAGTTTATATCTAATGACTGATATTAAGTCCGCACAGTATTTAGCTACCGTATTAGAAGACCTACATTCAGTATGGCAACCACACAAATCACAAATTGATGTGGGACGTGCTTTGTTTTATGAAAGTAAACGAAGAGTTATGGTACGTTGTGGTCGTAAGTGGGGTAAGACAGAGCTATCAATTTACATTTTATACCGTTGGGCTTTAACTATCCCTAATGGTCAGTTCTATTACATCGCACCTTTCTATAATCAAGCATCGGAAATTATCTGGAAGCCAAATAGACTACAAAACTTTCTAGGTAAGAATAGAAATAAATACATTGAGTCCATACATGAGACAGATAAACGTATTGTATTCAAAAATAATTCCTTTATAAAACTTGTCGGATCAGATAATTACGAATCTGGTCGAGGATTTAACCCAGACGGAGCTGTATATGATGAGTTTAAAGATCACGACTACCGATTCCACCAAGGATTTTCTGATAACTTGCTTGCAAAGAAAGCTCCTCTTGTTATCGTGGGGACTCCGCCTGAAACATTTGACCATTTCTTTGTTCGGACCGAAGAAGATTTTAAACTTGATCCTCGTGGTGCGTATTTCAAAAGACCAACACACAGTAATCCGTACATTGACAAAGAAGAACTAGAACTTGAAAAGGCTTCTGCTCTAGCTAAGGGAGAGTGGTCAAAATATATGCGAGAAATCGAGGCAGAGATTGTACCAGGGGGAGCTAATGCTATTTTTCCTATGCTCGAGATTCCTAGATATAACGAAGCTGGTAACTTTATTGGAGATAGTCGTCACGTTAAAGCTCATTCATCTCTTGTTGAAGAAGTAACTTCAACTTGGAGAGATTGGCAGTACTTTGTAGCCTACGATCCAGGATCTGCTACTTGTTTTGCTGCAATATTTGCAGCAGTTAATAGATATACAAAGAAAGTTATAATACTAGATGAGATATACGAAAAGAAAAAGATGGAGATGTCCACTAGGAAAATTTATCCTAGAGCTATGGAGAAAATGGAAACTTTAATTCCACGAGCTTCGTGGTCTGAGCATTATGACTACGCAGCTACATGGTTTCAGAATGAAGTTCAATCAGAATACCGTCGATCCATTATGCCATGTACAAAAGATATTAATAAGAAAGAAGAAAAGCTATCTAGTATCAAAGATTTCTTATTAGAAGATTTATTTATCATGTCCGATAGATGTAAGGGATTAATTTCAGAAATGTCCACGTACGCTACGGATGAAAATGGTAAGATACCGAAAATAAACGACCACGCTATAGATGCAGTAAGATATATGTTCAATGCTGCTCATTTATCTACGGTTCCACGTGATAGGCATAAAAGACCTGATGACAGAAGAACATGGACAGAGATAGACTATTTACCAGACGAGGAAATATTAGGAAACCCTATAGATTTTGACGAGGAGATAACAGATGAGTTCTACGATTAGTTCACTAGCAATTATTTTATCAGTAATTTCTTTAATTGCTTCACTTGCTTCTATTGTTTTAGTTCTAGCTATGAAATTTTCTACCCATAAGATTGAGTGGAAGCCATTAGTTACTGAAGAACTAAAAGAAGAGGATAAATTCAAAGAGGAAGAAGAAGACGATATTGAATTACTTACTAAAGCAATTGATCTATCTAACGAAGCTAGAGAAAAGAAAAAGAAAAAAATTACAGATCCATTGGATGAAATTTTAGAGACAAATAACTTTTAATAGGGAGCAAGCATGACTTTTCAAACTTTTGATGATTTAGACTCTCGTACCAGCACAGAAGCGGTAGAGCCTTTTCAGTTTAGAGAAGATAAATCAAATGACGGTACGCTAGAATGGTTGAATAAAAGATTCGTCAGAGTGTATCAAAATTCTTTTACACGTTTCATTATGTATAAAAGATATTTGAATATGTACAAGAACGTATCAGAAGAAAGCGGTGACGGATTAACAAAAACTAATGTTAGATACGTACCAGGATCATCTAAGAAACCAAAAATGAGAGACAACCTTGTATGGGATTTAGTCGATCAGAAAGTAGCTGAGATAAGCAAATCCTCTCCCAAGGTAGCCTTTATCCCTCAGTCATACTTCGATCAAGACGACATCAACAATGCAAAGGCGTGTAAAATTCTCTGCCAATCTCGTATGGAAGAGATGAAATTTGAACAGATCCTATCAAGGCAAGATAGGATCATGTTCTTATTTGGTCATACTATCTCTGAGATTTGTTGGGATGATAAGGCAGGACCACTTAATCCTAAGTATGTACAAAAGAAAGTTAAGTATAACGGTAAAGTTCCTAAGACAGATCAAGAAGGTGTTGTACTAGAAGGTCAATATCTTAAAGATGAGGAAATGAAACTTGGTGACGTAACTATTAAATCATTACTGCCATGGTATTTCTTCCCAGAAGAAATGAAAAAATCAATGGCTGATTGTGATTATGCTGAAACTACTAAGTGGTGGTTTAAGGAAGAAGTAGAAGCTAAGTGGAAGAAATCTAAAGATAAGATTACTGCTAACTCACACGTTATGTGGGATATGAGTGCAAATGATTTATCTATTCCAGACAATATGGTTTTGATTAGAACTTTCTGGCATAAACCCACTGAGTATTACCCAGAAGGTTGTAAAATTACGTACTGCGATGATTTAATTCTTGAGTGGGAAGATTTTCCTTATGAAGATGGAGAATTACCATTCGTTGAAGATAAAGATATTGAAGTAATGGATGAATTTTGGGGTAGACCTTTTGTAGTCAATATCGAACAATACTACCGAATGAATAACTCTATCCTGTCTGGTCAGGCTAGAAATCACGGAGTACTAAGTGCACCTAAATACGTTTATCCTGAAGGTTCTGTTGATAGGCAGTCTCTTAATAATGAGTTCGGTTCTATTGCTTTCCGTGGAAATATTGCTCCTCAAGTTCTACAACATAACTATGTAAATCGTGGTGAAATCGAATTAACCAATGCTATTGCATCTAGATCTGGTAAGTTAGCAAGGCTATTTGACATCAGTAGAGGTAACGTACCACAAGGTATTACTGCTGCTCAGGCTATGAGATTACTAGAAGAGCAACAATTCCAAGCTATGTCTGTCACAGCTAACAATAGAAAGCAAAGAATCCTAGATACATATAGAATGGTCATTAAAAGAATGGCTCAATACTACAAACCAGATGATGGGCGTATGTCTAGAATCCTGGGAGCTAATAATTCTTACCTAATGCAATCATTTGCTAAATTTGATTTCAATCTAATCTACGATCTAAGAATCGAGAATAAATCAGCACTATCAGACTCTCCAGCAGGACGTATGGCTGAAATTGTAGATTTAAACACAGCTAACCAACAAGATCCTCTTTTCGGTAAGAAGGAAATGGTTAAACTATTAAATCTAAACCTAGTAGACGCTTTCCAGGATGAAGTAACGTACTCTATTGATACAGCTAAACAGTGTTTAGATATGATTATCAATGGTCAACCAGCACCAGCTCCTGAGTTTACAGACGGTATCTTAGAATTTTATGGAGTGTTTTCTAGATTTGTAGAATCTCCAGAATATAAGTTCGTATTAAGACCTGAAACTAAACAAGCTATTATGGACTACATAAATGCCCTAGAAATGTTAGCTTACGAGAAATCAGTTAAGAATCCTAAGTTCGCTCAAGAACTTTCGATGTTTGCTAAGTTCCCAATGGTATTTACTCCTCCAGCAGTAGCTGCACCTATGAACCCTGCAATGG